ATCTGTGAGCACGTAGCCTGTGCCCGCCTCAACGCTCGAACAGATACTCCAAGTGGACCCGGTCAGTTTCTCGGTCCAGACGGCCACGTACTGCGCACCGCCGCTAGCTGCGGTGACGGCGACCTCGATTGCCGGTGAGCCGTTGTAGGGACCGAGCACCGAGCTGTTAACGATCGTGAACGTGACCGGAGGGACCTGAGCCTTGGTCTCATAGAAAACCGTCGTCGCGCTGCCGGCATGAGCCGTGAGGATGAATGTGTTGATGTCGGCCGGAGCGAATGCAGGATTAAAGTAGAAGCTCGCGTGGCCGGCGCCGTCGGTAGTGCCGCTCGAAGGCAGCATACCGGTGTCGCCGCCGGTGCTGCGGGTGAAGGTGATGGCCTGGCCTGCGACCGGTGTCGTCCCGTCGTCCTCGGTCACGAGGAACGTGACCGTGGGCACGACGCTGCCGTACACGTTCACCAAAGCACCATTGGTGCCGTTCCCTGAAATGAGACTGATGATCATTGGGTCGGGTTAGTGCGAGTACCGGGCAACCATCCAGTCGTCAGCTTTTGGCGCGACTGTAAAAGTGATGGTGTTGCCGCTGAGAGTGAAATCGATTCCTGGATCTTGAAAGATCCCGTTCAGCTCGAGCCACAGTGACTCGGGGGGATTCGGGGTAAAGCTCAGAGTGAAGGTCGTATTTGATCCGTCCATCGCGCCCGTAGGGGTTTCATCGATGGAACCGCTTAGGCCGCCAACAAGCGTGTACGGATACGGTGTGGCGTCCGCGAGCGCCTGCTCTCCGGCGCCGTATGTGTTGAAGCTGGTGAATTTGAAGTACACCGTCTTGCCGATGTCGCCGAGCTGGTAGTCCCACTCGAAGCATTGCTTGTCCATCACCAGAAATGTCGAACCACTCGCATGAGTGGCCACGGGCGAGCCGTAGACGCCACGGCGCAGGTAAGTCAGATCGTAGTTGTAAGCGGCCGTCAAATCCGCAGTCTCGTAGCTGATGAGCTCGTCTTCGACCAGGCACAAAGACTTGAACGCGTCGGCGTCATCGGTGCTCACCGATGCCAGAGTTCCGAAGCTTTCGAGCAGATCGACCGAGCAAGTGTTAGTCTCGTCGGGATCGGAGCCGGTTGGCAGCGAGTCCGACAGTGTACCCATCTTGCTCGCTCCGAATTGGCGGCCGACCGCTTCATAGGTCGTTCCGTCCCAGGAACGCCATACTGTGCAGCCGCCCCAGTACGGCCCGCCGCTCAAGCCGATCAGGAGTGCGTAGGGTACGCCCAGCGTCTCGGTCTGCGCTGCAGCCGCTTCATAGAAAATGGGCTCGTTGATGTCGCCTGGCGTTGCGTTGGTCGGTGCAGAGAAGCCGCCGCCTTTCTGTGCCGGGTGAGTCACAGGATTCGAAGCGCCCTGCGGCATTTCTTCGGCTTCGCAGTCCAGGTACCCATCGCCATCTTCCGCGATCGACAGCATGCGGGCCCGTGTGTGGTCGAGGCCTTGATAGATCGTGCCGCCGATCTCGACGGTCAGTGTGACAACGTCCATCGGTTCGAGCGCGATGTGTTCGAAGCCGAGTTTGAACTTGTAACGCGCGCGGAAATAGGCACGGCGTTTCAGCTCGAGGTTCGCAATTTGCGAAGCGAGGGCTGCACTCGTGATGCCCAGCGCGTCGACTGGAGTAGCAGGCTTCGGACCGTAGGTATCGATGAGCGCCTGGTCCTGAGCTTCGAACGGCTCGGTGTTGTACTGGTTGTCGCGGTTGGTCCAATTGAGCTTCAGCGAGTTTGGCGCGTCGCGCGGATCAGCTCGTTGGATACGGACCGGCTCTTCCTTGTCCTTGAAATCGCTTGTCGTGAGATCGATTACCGGCGTGACGTTCGGCGTGAAGAACTCGCGTGCCGTGTCTCCGCGGGATCGAATCTTCAGTACGCCCTCGCTCCACACAGCCTCGGCATTGGCGACCAGTAAGAGCTGACTAATCCACTCCGAAGCGGGCCGCTGTTGATCGAGCACAGGCGAGATGAAGACGCCGTTCACCAGGCAATAGTTTTCTGCCTCACTCACGTCGACCTCGGCTTCCGTGAAACCCGCGCCCAGCCGGTCGTCCGTCAGTAGCCGCTTGATGCAGTCCGTCGCGAGCGCGTCTTTCTTACCGCTGTAGACGTCGAGGCCTGTGACCTCATACGAGTAGTTGGGCATCACGCCCGAGGTGCCGAGATCCCAATCGGGCTTACAGACCAGCGCCGTGTCGGAATAGCCGAGCGCCTGGTCCGGATGGTTTGTCGTGAGGTACGACCAGGGCGCCTGCCCAAAGTCGCCGTTGAGAGCCGTCAGTCCGAGGCTGTCGATAGACGTGGCATTTAACCACGAGGTATCGGCCGAGCCGTTTTTCGTTTGGTTCTGCCAGACGGCCACGATACCGGGGATCGGCCCGCGGCAGAGTGCAACCTGGCCAGCGGTCTGGTACGTGTACGAGCCGCCGTATTTCCCTTTGCTCGCTTTGCCATCGGCCTTGTTGGCTTTCCAGTCGCCTGTCCAGATCACGTTGCCGGGGATGCGCGCAGTCCCAAACACGATCTTGATGACACTCCCCGCTATCGACGTCGAGACGCGGTAGCCCAGGATGCGACTGTTTTGCGTCGCGTTGTTGCCGCCAAAGAGAGACATTTACCAGAAAGAAAGGAACAATCGCTCGCGCTTCATGAGCGCAGTCTTCGACACATCGAGGTACTCCACACAGCCGCGATCGGCGGCGTGGATGATCATTGGCCAGTCGACGACAATGCCGCCGTGGCACATCGGGCGCCCGCGGAAGACGCGGAACATGACGATATCGCCCGGCTGGGGCGACTCGACCGGTCGCGTGTAATCGCGAACGATGTCGAGGTAACGTTCCTCTGAGGTGTGCGAGTGCCAGTCATGCGGGAAGTGCCCAACGTCCTTCGGAACGTTGAGCCCGGCGGCCCCGTAAACGGCAATGAGGAGCGGCCCGCACGCCACCCCGGCGCCTTTCGCGCAGGCCTCGAAATGGAACGGTGTACGAAGCCAGGTCTTAGCCTCCGCGAGGACGGCCTGGCGCTGGTCGAGCTCTGTCACCCGCCCTGCTCCGGAACTGGGATAAACGGGAAGCCGCCGAAGTGCACGAGGTTGTCGTACTTCTCCGCGCAGGTACTCATCAGATGATCGCAGCCAGGCGTCACGCTGAAGGTGTCGCCGTCCGCTGGTGCGATCGGCAGCGGAACACGGAGGGTGATCGCTCCGCTTACGTCGGAGATTTCAATCTTGCGCTTGCGGCCATCGTTCGCGCCGCTTGTGAAGGTGATGACGCCGAGCGCGTAAACGCCGTTCGTCGCGGTGTCCGGAGGCCGGAGCCCGCTCAGGTAGACGCCACTGTACGGCAGGTCAAAGTTCGTGCCAATTGCGATCGGCGCCGTGTTCTGGCGCTGTTCATCGCCGCTCGACGGGCCGATATAGACGTTCCAGCCAGTTGCCCCAGTTGCTGCCGACGGAGACGCGACCCGTAGAATCCCGTTCGACGGTGTCACTGTGAGCGAGGCCTCGGCCGAGGCGGTTGTCTCTCCGTACGCGGTCACATACGTGACTTGCACGTAGTACGTTGCGTTCGGCGGAAGGTTCACGCCGCTCGCCGTGTGAGAGGAGAGCGTCGGCGCGGCCGGCGCCGCAATCGCGCCCGTCTCTGTGAGCGATGTTTGGATGACCTGCGTCGTCGATCCAGACGCGACCGTGCCGGTTTCCTCGAAGTCCTCTCGATCGAGCCCGCAGCCCGCGTCAAACAGGACGTGCCGGCAGCTCGGCTGGAACAAGGCTTTGGGCATGCCGACGTTCAAGAGTGCGAGCTTCGAGCGGATCTGAAATTTGCAATGTGCGCGGCCGATCTCTTGAATCGTCGCGATCTGGCCCGGGAAGATCACGACCGTACCAGCGGAGACGTCACCGGCCGTTGGCATGAAGGCGCGCTCCACGAGCGCTTCAGCACCGTCCCACGCTCCAGAAGCGATGTGCTCAATCACCGGAGTGGAGCCGATCAGGTCTGCCTGGCTCGCGTGCAGCGTGACCTCCATCTCGTCGACGTTGAGCCCGACCGCGAGCTTCCATTTCGTTCGCTCCCATCCGAGGGCTGAGCTGAACGTGTGGCCGCTGACGGTGATGTCCTGATCAAAGGACGTGTAGCGGAGAACCGTGCCATCCGTCAACGTGAACGTGTACAGGTCAGCCAGAAAGAACTGGCCGCTGTTCAACACGGCGAGCAGCTCAGAAGAGATCGTCCTCACAGGTTTTCCGTCCAGGTGAAGTCTTCGAGAATGAGAAACCCCGGCTCCCAACCGTGCGAGAGGCCGCCGTATAAAGTCGCCGAATTGCGGGCGTATGTCGCGTCATCACCGTCAATTGCGTTATCGGGATTCGTGATCAGACCATAGTCGGAATCCTCCGCAAGAATGACGCTCGAGCTACCAGGCCGGAAGCGCGCCGTGAGGCCGTCTGCAAACTCGACGTCTAACGTGCACTCGTAAATATCGAAATCGGACGGCCCCGACGAGCCTAACGAGTTCCACCGGTAGGTAACGACTTTCAGCGACCCGAGCAAGGCCCCTAAGCTTGACGGATCGTAGCTATGATCACCGTCGAGATTCGTTCCTTGCGTACCCGCCACAAACCCGTCCAACAAATCTTCGGTATCCGTTCGCTTCGCGTACGTGTCGGTTTCACTGAACCAAGCGGCATTGATCAGGTACCCGACGTTCAGTGGGATCCCATCGAATTCGCGAGGATCCCAGAGACTCACCACTGCGGACGGCTCCGCGGTAACCTCGCCAATGGTATAAGCGCTCGTCAGAGACAGCACCGCGCTAACCATCTCCCCGTGGTCGCTGAAGTTCCAGAGATCGCTAGCACTGAGATCGCCGAGCTGGGTGAAGCTGACGGTGCCGCAGCGCCAGAGCTGGTAAGCGAAGCGCTCGAAGTCGATTGAGTCAACGGAGAACGCGACGGGCCAGTAGTACGTGCCAAGAATGTTCACCTGCACGTCCGGGTCGTCCACAAGCGACGCCGGCTCCGGATCGCGCCACAGGAACATTTCGAGCCCGCCCTTCCGCGCGTTGAAGAAGTCCTGGATGGTCTGCAGATCGGCGATCGTCGCCTCGGACTGCAGTACGGCGTTCTTGAGCGTCCATTTCCAG